ATTACAGAGACCTTTGAACCCCTTGAACCCGCCGTCTGTTCCGGTCCCATTGATCACCTCATTGGCAATCTTGTCCTGAAGGACAGGAATGTAGGCGTCAACCTGCTCCCGCCAAGGATTTGTCAGGTCATGTGCCTTTTCGATCAGGGTATCCATTGATGCCTGAGCAATCACGCGCCCGCAGTTGTCAGTAACGACGTTCGCGGTCGCGTAACCCTCTGTGATAGCCGATGCAGTACCGACTGCACGTTTGTTGACGTTCAGGATGGTCTCGCTTCCGCGCCTGCGGTATGTGTTGGATACTCCCAGAACAGCACGGACAGGCAACTGACCGGTGAACTGGTCAATGGTGGACTTGCGCATTACATCTACGGAAGCTGGATTAAGGTTCTTGGCTCCAGTCAAAGAAAGCTGGGCTAAGGTCATTGTCAATGTGGCCATTGTGTTATCCTCCTTTTATCCGACACCAAGCGCACGGTAAGCCTTTTCAATGTTTTCTTCGGAAAGGATTCCCTTCTGAACTGGAGTTGAGGCAATCCCCGTGATTCCAGACCCCGGCTTGGCCCCCTCTGGTACCTTCATGAATTTCATGCCGAGGGGTGTGTTTGCGAATCCTGCGAAATAGTCATCGACGGTGGTGTATGTCCCGTCACCGCTCAGGGGTTGGGCGCGGTCCCCCGGCTTAACCGCGATAAGCGTGTCGTTATCCGAAGGATCGAACACAAATGCAGCATCTTTGCGGGCGAGCAGAAGGACCGATTCAGGATCATCAAACCCAAGTTTGGCGATGGTGGATTTGACTTTCTCCGAAACAAGTCTTTCCCGCGCCTGCTCAAGATCAGCCTTTCTTTCATTTTTAAGTTTCGCCATCTCACCCTTGAACCACATCTGCATCTTGGTGATTTCCGTGGTTACTTGATCTGGCCCAATAACCTTCTCCGGGTCGGGTGCGGTTCTTTGAGTGAGTTGGGCAGGATAATCATCCTTCTTGGCGAATCCTGCCTCTTGCGACAGTTCGTCAAGTTTCGATTTGAACTCCTGCTCAAGAGACGCCTTGGCGAGTTCCTGCCCCTTGCGGAAAGATGTTCCGCTGATTCGTTTGACGATATCCTTGGTGCGGACGCCATCATTAACGAGGCGTTCAGATATTGTTTGGATCTGGTCTTCCGAGAGACCTAATTCAGGCTGCCCTAACGCGAGGGCCAGGCTGCTCCGAGTCTCTTGGACTTCCTTCTCCGGGTCGTAATTCTTGACTACTGGGATCTCCAGATCCATTTTTCTCTTCTCCCACAGCCCCTAACATCTGGGCAATAATCGCATTTAAGGGTGCCCCCTGTATTTCCTTCAATATCTCGTCCTTTTCTTCCGGGTTCCAAATTGACCGGAGCACCTGGGACGCGAAATTCTGTACCAGCAGTTTCACAGCCTTTTCGCTGCAACTGAGAACTCCACAGGCCGCTACAGTGTCCTCACGCTCTTCAAGGACGCCCCGCTGAACAATCGAGTCGGGGAACTTGGCCCGCACAGAAATCTTTTTGTTTGCGAATGGAGATCGTTTATGGATGATGGTGAAAAGGTTTCTGAAGGCTGGCTCCTGATTGTCGCCAATCTCCCTCAGAAGAGTTGTCAGGGGGTCAGAATCGAACGCCTTGGAGCGCCCTGAAGCCTCGCGCACCTTGTCATCAACCATTGTGACGTTGACGCCCTTGGAAATGCGTTTGATGGCTTTTTCTGCATCCTCAATAGCCTTCAGGTGAGCTTCAACAAGGCGTGAGTCAGGGGAGATAAATGAAGGGGGAGCGCCTGTTCCGCCTGGGTATCCGAGCGCCCTCATAGTCCCTACGCCGATTGTGTTGTTATTCTGTTTTCCCCCCACCGTGGCCATGGTCAGGATTGAGAACATCTGATTGAACATCAGGTCGGTCAAACCGGAACGCATGTTGTAGATGAGTCTGTCGAACCCGTAGATTTCCTCGATCAGCGGGGGTTGGAACATCAATCCAGGAACTGCCGGTTTGCCGTAGAACATCTGAAATGGGACTACATCCAGGCCATGGCTAACTGGTCCGTACTGAATGAACTGTTCTGATTTATCCGTGGGTTCAAACCGGGTGATTGATTCCCGGTCTATGATGAAATAGCGGTAGTAAATCTGACCGGCTATCGGAGGGTTGGCGGATGCGATGAGGCTCTGGGCTGGAAGTGTGAGTTGCTGTGTCTCGAACCACTTGCGGGGCAGGGTTGCTACTTCGCGTATTTTTACCCATTCGAGCTTACTCTGCCTGTCAAACTCCCAATCAATGATGTTGGCAGGCTCAATAATGCGGCAATAAGGGCGGACCCCGCCGGAGATGGCCTGACCAAGGTTGTCCGCGAAGGCGTCGGGCGGGACATCCACCACTACGCCGCAACACCCCTGCGTAATGACCGTCCAATCGGTTTTCTTGGCAAAGTTAACCAGGCTGGTCCCAAGTAGATCGATGTTGTCAGTAATCGCATTGGCCAGCAGAAGGGTGGATTGGTCGGTAGATTTGTCTGGGGACACCAGGGCGAAATCGAGGCCTGGTCCATAGAGACGAGCAATCCAGTCTTCGGCGACCTGCTTCCCATGTGATTCATAGGTTGCGAGTTGCTTGCGCCATTCGTAGGCGTTCTTTTCGTCCCTCTCGCGTGGGTGTTGTACTAGATATTCGTCTTTTGACTCAAACTTCGACCCTCCAACAGAGGAATCTCGCCAGAACTCCCACTTATCCTCATAGAGGCTATACTCTGGGTGCTTCTGAGTAAGGGCCGAAGTGATAGAATCCACCATGACATTATAGTATACACCACAAATTGGTGTTAAATGTCAATAGTGGAATGGGAAGATAATGCCCAATGGGAAGAAAGTTCCCACTATTAGCCTATTGTTCCGTATTTACTAACAACTAAGTGTAGAAATATCAGTGAGTTATGAATATGCGAGGCGGGTGATCCCTTTGGAGGTCATGTCATAGGCATAGACCAGATAACCCAAGGCATCCGTGGGGTGTTCGCCAATCTCTCCGGGGTTCTTGCACTTCTTCGGCTTGCGGGTCCCGTCGATGTAGGTGGTGTTTGCGAGGCTCTCCAGCGTGTTCTTGCAGCGGGGGTCTATCAGATACCCGTTATTGCGAAAACGTGTCTGGACAGACTCTATTCTGTCTACAATGGGGGGATTACGAAAACCCGCCATGACCGGGTAGAAGTCATGATCTTCCATGATGGTTAGATCCGAGATTGATCCGGTGGCAGAGGCCGTCCTCATCTGCGAGCAGGAGGCGTCCGGGTAGACATAGATGGTCTGGTCTTTCCACTTGGAGCGCACAATCTCGCAGGCTTCCTGAGTGGTGGCGTCCCGCTCGATGAACACCTCATCAAACTGGTGGATGAAGTCGTTGTTGGGGTCTACCTGACAGACCGTCCATGCCAACGGAGCACGGTTGAAGTCCGCCCCGATGTGAAGCTCGAGGTGCGGGTTGTAATCCCACGGTTGGACATGCTTTTCAAAGTCGAACTCCGTATAGACCAGTCCACCGCCCCCGAAGATCCACTGCCCCAGCACATCCCGGCGGTACTTGATGTCATCATAGTTTTCTTTCAGCCGTTCCTTGTATTCAGGCGGGAGCTCTACATTGTCCAGAGTGGTGGCATGGATGACCTCATACGCCTGGTTGCGGCGGGCTGGATTCCCGAAAGCATGGTAGAACCAGTTCGGAAACTTCGGCGGCGAGGTGGCAATCCTGATTCTGTGGTTGCGGGTGTACGGGCACCTCATACGGGACTGGATAACGTCGAATCCATCGTCTCCGGGGCAGAAGGCCAACTCATCCATGAGTGCCAGACCGAACTCAGGTCCACGCAAAGCGTCTGGTTCATCCAACGAAGCGCAGACGATAATGTGGCCTGTTTCGAGCGTGATAATGTCTGTCCATTTACGGTAGAAACATCTCAGCGGGACATTCCATGAGGCAGGCGGCTGGGACCCGTGGACGAAATCAATGTCACATTCAGCGAGCAGCTTCTTGAGGTTCTTTAGCGTGGCTTGATCGAGCTGTTTGAAGGTCGGGGCACACGCCACAGTTGGACTCATGGGACTCTCATGCTGCATCCAATCAATCTGGCAAAACCCCAGCGCGTAGGACTTGCCCGAACCATACCCCCCCACAATGGACGAAATGAATGACTTGGAATGGACCAGTCTGAGTTGATGCGGGAAGATCCGCTTGATTTTAACGTCAGTCATCGGTATCAGCCTCTTCATAGGTGACAGGAACTTCCTGGACACATGAATCCCCTGTTTGGATGGTGGGGGCGAACATGATATTGATGGAGCGGCTCTTGGCGTTTTCGCCGTCTGCCTTCCCGCTCTTGAGGGTCTTAAAGATGGCGGTCAGGTTTTTCAGTTGACCAAGGATGACTTCCACGGTGTCTTCTTCCGCCGAAGGCTCCAGCAAGATCTTTTGGGCCAACCTGGAAGCCTTATGTGAGATCACCTCGCCGATGATCCGGGTGGCGGTCTGCTGGTTGCCCATGATCTGTTTCTTGACCAACGAGCCAATCACAGACTCCACATAAGCTTCATAGGATGCTGTCCGCTGATTCCAGTTGAGCCGCTCTGAAAGCCCCTTCAGAAACTCCACATTCCTGTTGGCAATGATGGACAGTTTCTCAAATGAGCGGGTGGGACCTTGATCGAAATAGAGTTTCCAGAGGGAGTGTTCGCCCTCTGTCTCATCGGTCTGCTGGTCCCATGGGAAGCGGATGTCACTTGCGGAGATGAGTGCCCCGCCTTGCGGGTCCGCTAAAGCATGAGCCTCATCAATGGTCTCAAAGAGGGGTTTGCTGCAACTGCGGCCAATCTTCTTGTTGCTATCTTGTGGCATAGAATATCGTAATGTACAGCACTATCTGTACTTTGATATCCTACGCACACATAAAGAGTGGTGTCAAGTGTTACTTTATGGTGTTATGTGTCATCATGTGGTAATTACTATTACTTACCCAACATCTTTAGCACATGCTCCCGGCACAGTTGGGCATGATGTGGAGGCACTTTTCTCCATCCTAGCAGGAGTGCTCCGTTTTCCGGGACCATCTCGATAATGTAGAAACGATCAAATACTTCGTACCTCAGTTGAATCGTGTGGATGATTTGACTGACCTTCTGAAAGGCTTTGTTGACGGGCATATCCCTGAGAGGGATGACCTCCATCGGGGTCCGTTCTGGAAGTTTGTTGACCGCTTTATACAGGTCGTATCCCCAACTCAGGATCGGCATCGGTTGATCGGGCAAGAATCGCTGAAACCTTGATAGGGTGCTTAAAGGCATGTTTGACTCCAGTGTACTTAGGGCGCTGCAAGAGTCCCACGTATACGCCACGGGCATCCCTGAACGCTGTTTTGGCGGCGCGGACTACCTCGGCTGCACTCATTGGATCATCGGGGACCGCAATGTAAGCCGGGGGAACACGCCCGTATCCAATCATCATGTGAGCATGGAGCCTCTGCATCGCAATCACGCAACTAGGTGAGAAGAAGTGGATGGATTCATAAACGGACTGGAAGACTGTGGTGGGGGCCACACAGACCGCTTTCCAGCCGTCCACAGACCTGCTGACGCTTAGTTCACCCGGAAACAGTGATAACTTACGGGCCGCATTGAAGAACCTCTCCATGGCCTGCGGAAAACGTTTTACAACGTCTTTCTCGAAGGCATTCATGGCCGCCGAATCAGGCAGTATGTACCTGAATGGGATCAACAGGACTGACTCCCCCTTATCGTATGGGAGGTTATCGAAGTGAAACGACGTTTTTGTCAGCATAGTCGTCCTGCCTCATGTGCATCGGGGTCCACCCGCGCCGGATTTCCTCCTTCACGATGGCATCCCGGACTGCCACATGCTCCCGCACGTCCCGCAAAGATGAGGCGGCTTTGTCCATACCAAGTTTCATGCCATGGATGGACCCCCACAGTGATTTGTCGTTGTAAGGATGGGGAGGTACGCAACATGGAAGCCTCGCGTACCTCCACGCAAGCGCGGCAAGATGAATATCCTCCCCGTTGCAGGTGCGATAGGGGTCTTCCGCGAACATCAACTTGACATCTTCCTTGCGCATGAACCAGCAATGCCCAACCAGATCCACGGGTGCCGTTCTCTCGTTGGGTGCTGGCCACCCGATACGCTCATGGCTATGGTAGTATGGGCCGGTCAGGTAGATCCCGACTGTCCCCAGGATGGCCGGGGCCTCCTGCATGGTGTTCAGGCAATTCTCGAACCATCGCTCTCCGGGGATGGTGTCATCGTCAAAGATGGCCACATATTCCGTCTGGGCCAACAGAGCCATTGCGAAACGGCCAAAGAACCCGAAGTTGTAGTCGCAATAGGCCCCCTTTGATCCGTAAATCTCTTCTTGCTCTTCAGTGCCCTTGTTGTACCACACCCAGGTGTCATCCGGTGGGATGGTCTGCCCCCTGACTGCATCGGCCAAGGCGTTCATGTTGTTGGGCCTGTTGTAGCCGGTCAGGATTGCGGTGATGTTATTGGACAATTTTCATCTCCAGATTTCCATTAGCAATTAACGCGGAAAAGTATAACAGTGTCATAGCAGTACCGAGAATCATTCCTTCCATCATTAACTCTTCAGCGCCGTCTTCATCGTCTGTTGGGTTAGACTGGACATATCCTTCGTAAAGCACTTGAGCAAGTTCACTAGCAAGTGGTGTACCAACTCCTTCAAGCATCCTTTTATTTTCTTCGGTTGCTTCCGATCCAGCGATCAACCGTTGGAAACGATAGATGAGCCGATGTTCAATCTTTTCTTTATCGAATATCATTGTCTTTCAATCCTCATGTTTTGGTATCATCCCTGAAATCCAGTATGCGCTGGTCTGTATGCAGGCGTGGACCATGGCAAAGGCCAGAAGATCAGCAAGGCCATCTTCCGCCCCATAATGTTTGAGAACTGGCTCGAAAATTCCTGACATATTGCGTCCCATCATAACTGAGTTCTCCCTGACACCCAGAGAGATCACGTCACGGATATGGCACTCGCATTCTATCGTCGGAATACATCTCTGGGCGACATCCCTGATTTCCTTACCGAACCAGACTGCATCAAACTTTTCCATCTTCATCCCCAGTAGCAGATTTTGTTGGAAGTCGGCGATCCTTCCGTATGGTAGCCCCGTGTCGGGTGCCCGAACAGGAGGGGATCGAGCGTCGATCCGATGTCGATATAGGTGTGCTCAGGTGCCACTATGTGCGCACGGTGGATAAGATATTCGGATAGCGGCCCAGCGGAGAAGAGAAAGATGCGTGGCCTAGATTCGTTGAGGATTAGATCCACAAGTTCAAGTAAATACTCTTCCGCGAACCGCCATGCGTTCTGATTGACCTCAATCCCGAACTGGTACGGAAGTTTCTGACGCCCTTCTTCGGGGCCGGTAAAGATCGCGTTCTTTTGCTCCAGGATTGGCACGATCTCTGCCATGAACCGCTTGTAATTGGAGTTGACAAAGATGTTGTTGTAGGTCAGTTGACAGGTGGGTTGGCAGGATACGTCCCTCATCCACTCGAAATCTTTCTGCCCGATGCAGCATGGACATCCGATCCCTACAAAGTAGTCTGGGTGCTGATAGCAAATGGCTTCCACGATTTTGGCCATAAAGCCTCTCTCCCCGTCGTACTGGAACTCATGGTTCCTGATCTTTTCGCCACGCAGAATGGACAACTCCCCATCCCCGAAGCGGGCCAGGGCGAAAGGGGTTCCCGCTTCGAGGAGGGACTTGAAATAGTCGAACGACTTAGTGAAGTGGTTCATCAGTTGGCGTCGCCTACTAGAACTGCTCCATGTAGATTTTGGTGCTGCCTTTGTTCCCGTCACCTGCTTGCGTGATAGACACAATCAAATCCCCGGCGACCTGCAAGGCCGGGGACAGGTTGTAGCATTCCGTGGTGGTGCTGCTCAGGTCAGTCCCGTAGGTGAGGTCTATACGGTAGCCATCTGAGTCAATGAGGGTGCAGTCATAATTGGATGCAGGAGCATCGTCACCAGTTCCCGGAATCCAGACGATCCGGTTGATGTACCCGAATATCCCTGAGAGGGTAATGCCTGCCCCGCCACCGGTTGCCGTCTCCCAGTTGAGTTTGTATACGGTGGCCTTGACCCAACTGCCAATGGAATCCTGTCCGTACTGGACAGTTACCGTACCGCTATTGACCGACGCGGAAGATCCGCTTGGCATCTGGATAGTAGGGCTTGGATCGGCGATCAACGCCGATGTCACCAACTGTAATGGACTAGTCCACCCGGCCCCAGACCAGATTGATACTGCGAGTAGTGCTACTGCGAGTCTTTTCATATTGATTTTCTCCTTTGCCCGTCTTTTGAAACTATACCTCTATCCGCTTGCGGGATGAAGATTGCCTATGCCCCCACAATGGCCCGGTATGCCATGAGTGACATCACGTCCTTGTAGATCATCGCCTTGAACTGCGGGGCATCCACATAGTTCTCGTCTGGGTTCTGCTTGAACTCTTCCAGAAACTTGTCGCGTTCCCGGCGCGTCTCATCAACCGGGCACCCAGTCAGTTCATGCTTTTCGTGGTGGACATAGATATCGACCGGGTACATGCAGCCGATGGCTTCTCCGATCCGCTGGAGATATCCATCCAACGACACATGGTGGGAGATGTGGCCCAGTTGCTCGTACCATGCCCGTGAGATGATCGGGAAGCAGTTGGGTTCCCCGTTACACTCTGGCTGGAGCAGGGCAACCTCACGTTCAGGGTCAACCGGGAGTTTCCTCAGTACCTCATCCCATCCCTCGGTCTGAATGAATCCGTCGTCGGACATCATGAAGATCCACTTCCCTGTAGACAAGGAAGCCATCTGGTTGAAGTAATGATGGAGGTTACGGTAGCCAGTCAATGTATCAATGAGAATGATTATTCTCATTTGGGTCTCATACCAATCGGACGCCTTTATCAGATCAGTATCCCATTTGTCTGGGTTAACCCTCATGATCAATTCAATATCCTCATCCTCACCCTCACTTCCCATATTGTTGTACATCGCTGCAAGACATCGTTCGAGTTGATCCGACCTGCCTCTAGTTGGGAGCAGTACGGAAACGAGCGGTGTGTCAGTCATGGGGGAAAGCCTCCTCTACTGCATGTGGATTTGATATGGCCGGGACTTTGATAAAATCAATATGATCCATCCGTCCTGTGACATCTTCCGGTAGCGGTGCACATACTATTCGTATATGGAGACAATCTTTGTATCTTTCATTGATTTTACTCAAGATAGAAATGGTCCTTTTTGATGCAATATCTGAGATATCTAACCATATCGGAATCAATCTTCCCATTGTCTGAACATTTTTCCTATCATTAAGCCAGCCCTGATCTTCTACAATCAGACTTTTATAGTCATACAAGACGATTCTTCCAGACTTGCTAACTTGTTCCCCGCGCCATTCGGCCATCTGCATCAAACTTTTGATGTAATTCTCAGGGTTGATTACAAAAGCGGCGCCGTGAGCGACGGCGTGATCTCGCTTCATATACTCGCAGATTGCATAATTGAGAGCAAAGGTCTTCCCAGTCCCACACCCGCCATGCATGACCGTCACCTTGGCTTGTGATTCAATGAATTGCTTTTGGTGGGGGAATAGGGTCAGCCCTTTCATGGGACATAGACTCCCTTCTCGATCATATACTTTACATCGCTGGCATCGAGATCCTTCATCGCCTCCCTATCAGGCTTCCCGCGCCGCAGGACATTGACGTAACTGACTGGACAGAAATCGGTCCCAAGGATCAATTCTCCATCGTTGATTACCGATGGGTTGTCCCTCTCAAATGCCCATGGGGACAGCCCCGGCCTGAGCAGTTTCAAGAAGTAATCCTTTCTCCAGATATTCAGGTTAAGTGACGTGCGGTAACGCTCGCCCTGGGAGAGTTCAAGTAAATCCCCGAATCCTTTCAGGTGGCTCTCAATGGTGTGGGGGAGGCTCTTAACCCCCTTGTAGAGATCCATTTTAGCGCATTTACAGATTTCTTGATGATCCGCGAGCACCTTAACAGCATACCTGTCCACCTGGTGGTTAAGCCAATAGTCTTCCAGCATGATGGCGAAGTATTC